ATTTGCTGGAGGTGGAGATGATCCCTTTGACGAGATGAGAGATAATTTAGCTCACCCAATAAGACCATCAGATAAAAAAGAAGAAGATGCTTTTGAGGCTCATCCTGACAGACCAACAGGAGACACCTTAAGCGCCAGCGAGGTTGGTAATGAGAAGCAACGTGTGGAAATTGGCGACAAGAAGGATTTTGCCGCTTTTGCGCCCACGGAAGGGCAATTTTCTAACAAAGTTAACTTCAATACTATTGAGAACTCTTTAGAAAGCAGCAGAGATCAGTTGATGACCGAAGCTAAGCCTTTGATGGATGAGATCTTTATGGACCTATTCACTCAGATCCAGAAGAAGAAGATTATCTCTGGAGAAAAGGGCAAGCCAGAGAGAATAGATAGTATTAAACTAAAGAAGCTAAGCACATTCCAAAAGCTAATTAAGACTAAGTTGTTTGAGTTCTATAAAGACTCGAAAGCTCAAGCAAGACTAGAAATTATGCCTAACAGAGTAGAGTTTACTCAACCTTTAGCTAGTGATGAGTTCCTAGCGTTTCTAGAAGATGAGACGTTCCAATTCATTGGTGATTGGGAGTTCAATGTAACTAAGCAGGCAAGAATCGAGATGATGAATGCTATAAAAGATGGCAAGCCTTTATCTGAGGTTGTTTCGTTCTTAGATGATGAGGGTAAGAAGGCCGCACAAGTATCTCTTGAAAGATATGCACGTACTAAGCATACAGAAGTTTTAAATAGAGCTCGTGTTGAAGAGTTCGAAAGCTCAGGCGTTGTGGACGGTTACCAATACAGCGCAGTACTTGATGATAGAACTACTGCGATATGCAGTGGGCTTCATGGCAAGAAGTTTAAAAAAGGGACAGAGCCAATTCCACCTCTACACTTCAACTGCAGGTCTGTATTAATACCAATAACCATTTTTGAAGAGTTCACTCCCGATACTAAGGTCGGGAAAACAAATATAGATACCTTTATTGATGATAATAAAGGAAAAGGATTTTCTACTAAATAGAGAGGGACTTACTAATGAGTAGGGGCGGTTGGAAATACATTAAGGCTTTAGAATCTGGACCTGGGAATGTTAAGGGCAGTGACTTCAGAGATGTCGTAAACGGCACTGATGATATTGAAGGCAATAGAGCTATAAACACACATATATCAAACGAGGGGTTTGAAGGGCTATTCGTTGAACAGACAAATTTACTGTCTTGCATGCTAAAGATAATGGAAAATCAGCAAGAGGCTCGTGGGAGTAGGGGACAGATTCTTGATGGCCTAGGTGGTGGAAATATGGCCTGTGTGTCCAGTAGAGGGCAGCTCGTAGTAGCTCCTCTAGATTTTTCTTCGATATTTCAAGCAGAGGCCAATGTTATTGATACGGCATTTAATTTAATACCGCCTCAAATAGGAAAGCAGTTCGTTATCACTGACATCATAATATTCGCAAACAGAAACGTGGGGGTTAATGATGCGACAGTGACGATATTTGAAGCCGATGCTGTAGATTCCATAGTTGTCACTGGAGGGATTTTTGAACAAGAGGTCCCGAAGCAATCAACGGTTGTAATGAATGGTCTCAATATAATAACGTCGCAAGGCAAATGGCTTAATTTAAAAACAAATGACAATGATGTATTCGTTAATATGGCTGGATACTTTGTTAAAGCAGTATAGGGGTAAAACATGAGCGCACAAGGAATAAAAGACGGAACAGGCAGGGGATACATTGCCAAAGTAGACCCCCTAAATAGATTACTGCCCTTTATATAAGCTTCACCGTTTGTTTTTGATTCAAGAAAATCAATTTCAAACTCTTCCGGAATTACCATCGCGGTCTTAGCTTGGAACTTCTTAAGGATATTGAAGAGCTCTGCAATTTTAGAATTAGGTACATTCTTCTTGTACTTACCAACGGGTGTAGGAGATGCGTGTTTCTCTAAGAAGATTGAATAATATCTTATAATATGTCTCTTAACCAACCATGCATCATGTGCCGCCCTAAGATCACTTGTGCCATAAGGGTTCTGGAAAGCTCTTTTGTTAATGTAATGAATTAGAGATTTAGGATTAACATTTATATCTCCCGTTACTCCTCTTTGCTGATAGTTTTCAACATTGCCATGAGGATCCGTATGGATAAGCCAAGAATTAGGATGACGTGTCTTCATCTCATTCCATGTAAGGCTATTATCGTCTCTGAATTTAAATAGTTTCTCACTTAGAGCAAAACCAAAAGAGTAAGAACCATCTATTAGTTCTTCCATTTGATCTTCAAAGGCAACGGCAGGATCTTCTTGTAGCCTGCTTGTTATATCTTCAGCTATTTCTGTCTGGCCTTCATCTTGAGGGATAATCTTCCATCCACTTCCAACTATTAAATCTTTCTTTAATTGGAGGGCGACGTTAACCTGATCATCCATCTTCATCTCTTCATAGATAGAATAATCTCCCATCTTCTGCCAAAGATCATCTTGGTTGAACGGCTTGTTTTGAGAATCGACGACATAAGAGCTTTCTTGGAATGTCTTCTCAGCTGTGCCAAAGAAGTGATCTGAAACTGCGTTATGTGTATCTCCGGCCATGATTTGTTGGTCTTCTACTGCATCATCATTGTGTGGCACTATTCACCTCATAAAAGTATTTTGTTACTTAGGTCGTTGTATAAATCTATATCACTTAAAGACTTAATGCACATCTGTATCGCTATTGCGACAGATACAATGCAGTCATCATGTTCACCCTCTTCAGCCTCGATTTTCCCACTATTGTTTACAAGCGTCAAACATTCACCTATCGTATCTCGACTATTTAATGTAGCACTACCGTTTTCGACACCATCCACAAAAGTGTTTATCATGATTGGTCTCGATATTGAGTCAGTATTCCAACCGACTTTGCCTTCTTTAAAGTAATATAGATTGTCATAATCGATGTGTTCTTCTAATTCTAATAATACGGAATGACCATGATTGTTTCTTTCGACGCCGAGCAATGGCACTTCTTTACCGCCTGAACTAAACATATGACAAAGCTCTGAGACTTTGTGCGCGAATGTTCTGGGCTTTAATTTGTTTGAACGAAGTTGAGCCACCTCTTCCATAGATTCGATTTCCATAACGGTGGCTACCGAGTAATCACCACCACCACCCTCGGCCGTATCAACACCTACTACATAATGCTTGTGTCTATCATGTTCCTTGAAAATCTTTATGATGCCAAGATCTTCTATAGGTTCTCTACTATCGTCCATCATGTCTTTTATGGTGCTTAAATTAAATGGAGCTGATCCACTTGAGAGAAAGCATGTCATGTCATCTTCGGGATACTCTTGAAGGTATAGTTCTTGTTGATCTAATATCTTCGCGCGCCTGAATGCTATTTGTTCTTTAGTTAGATTAACGCCATACTTCTTTTTGACCTCTGCTATCAGCCCTCGTTCTTCCTTAGTGAGGGTAGTAACATGGTCTGCATTCATCTCGTAACCGTCTTCTAGAAACCAAGGAAAGAATAGGTCAGCAGTTCTATGGTCTGGCTGTATCCACCTTCTATAAAAGTCATTACCCATGCCATTCGCTGTGGATTCAAATGTGATGATGCCATTGACGGGTACAGCCTCCAATGTAGAGCGTATGCGCTTGGGATGAGCGAATGCCGCCTCTGATATATGTAGCCAATGAATAGTGTCACCACGTCCCTCTAGATCACAATATATTCTAGAGTTTAAATCTTCGAATTTCATTTCATATTTAGAACCACCACCTTTGGCCAGCACTGGTTGGAATTGTTTCGGCATATACTTATGAGCCAACCTAACCTTGGAGAATATACGCTCCATATTCCCTTGCTCGTCTGCCATTATACATGCGGTCTTGTTCTTATTGAACGCACAGTAGTCAAGCTGCTTGATAACCTCACCAGTAGTAACTCCACCTTGGCGGTACTTAAGTATTAGCTTTCTTTTCTTCTTGCAGTCATTTATTTGTTTGTGGATCCACTTCTCACGGAAGGTAATTAGGTTGCCCTGCTTATCGATGATCTTATACAGATTGTTACAACGCCAACGCCAATCTTTTATACGGTCGTCTAATTTTGATGGGTTGAATGTCATTCATCATCCGCTGAATCCGATATGCAGCTGTATACCTGATAGTTAATAAACGTCGCGGCCTCAGCCAATTGTTTTGAATTACCTATAATTCTAATACAGGGGGTTAACCCCTTATTCAGGCCAACTATTATCATACCGTCTAAGTCCTCTATCTCACTTTTGAAGTCTTCAATAAGCTCTAGCATCAATCGTTTCTTTGGGTCTAGGTGAGTTACATCAGACATTACTCTTCCCATCTATCCTTATCTACTTCTAGTTCATCTAATATATCAGCTATAAAACTATTAATGCTTTGATCTTTCAAGGAAGATTTCTCTGGATCAGTTTCAGCTTCTATCCGCATCACCTCTTTCTTACCCCACCTCTTACTAAACTTTCGTTCTAACACCCATGCACTAGCTCTCCAGTCACTTTTTGAATGATCGTAAACATTATTCTCATGAATTACCGCCCCCATTTCGATAGCAATCTCTACGGCGTCTAAAAATGAGACATAGTCAGATTCAATCCCCTCTGCAAGTTCTTTTCTGCCGCGCTTTAACCAATTGTAAACGGTTTGTTTATTTATATTAGCATATGCAGCGGCTCCCTCAATATAGCCACCAATACTCAATTGTTCACACACTAATTGCTGAGCTGTCTTCCCATCTCTGACTTGTATGTCTGGGCTATCGGGAGAGATTCTATCCCTATTCCTTTTAAAGGCAGAGAGCTTCTTCTCATTAGCCATAATACCATTTCTGCCTGCCTTCTTCTTGGCCATAGTCTCACTTTTGGTTAATAGAGCAGACATAATCCCTCGACTTAAGCTCATCAAACAACAATTGCATATCATCCCTGTCATTGAACTTAACTATAATGCTTAATCTTGAGGCATCCTTCTTCTTCTCTTTCTCAGCCGGTTCTATCTTGAAGTCTATCATGCCTAACATATCAATGTCCAAGTCAGGGCCTAGATCGGCTATATCTACATTTATCTTCTCTAGCTCTAGGTTTGACCATGAGGCAATAGCATTGTCGGCAATTAGATCTGCATACTCCATGTCTCCATCAGCGTAGTCTTGATATACTACTGGTACCTGTTGCATGCCTGCTAATAAGGCAGACTCTAATCTCCCATGCCCTGAGGTTATGTATCCAGATAGTTTGGAAACCTTAATAGGATGTCTCCACCCTTGATATAAGAGTATCTCTGAAAGCCTCTGTATTTGGTGCTTTGAGTGTTTGTTTCTATTCTTTGGGTGAGGTTGTAATTCTGTTGGATCTACTAACTCATCATATTTGCAATGAATCATCCAAACCCCGCAGTTTCTTTAACTGAACGTCATGAGTTTTGATCTTTCTATATATAGTGGCACGTGAAATGCCTAGGTATTGAGCAGCCTGCGTAACATTGCCCCTAAATTCCTTAATCGTCTCAGTGATGTGTAATCTCTCCACATCCTTGAGAGTGAGTGATGAAGCTTTCAAGATTGTCCTCCCCATTGGTACTTTGAATAAAATGTACTATGTTGTTATACTCATCGTCTATTCTTGTGACGTCAATTTCTGACACAAAGCCATAGAATTCAAGTAATTCCTCTATTTTATGGGGGTTGGCTTTAAAATAGGCTGTGCTCATAACTAAGTTAATGGTTTTTTCATCAGAAAAATATCGGGGTGCATCTATCTCTGCCATTGCTCTATCTCCTCAAGGATCTCGATTTCAGTCTTAATATTAACATCACCGAGCGTAATGATAGTATGAGGTTTTTTGGTTGTTATGACTTTTGGCGTGATCCCTAAAAAGAAATGTTTATCATCTTTATCTATTAATTTAGACACTGCATCGTGGATCGCTTTTATTCTATTACTTGCATCCCAGGTCTTAACACCTCCTTTTAAGGTCCAAATTGTTTTATTTGGAACACAAAGGTAGCAGGATATTTCAATCCATTCTTTATCTTCAAAGTATTCTCTTGCCTTCTGTACTATCTTTCTGTTTCTAAGCATCCAAATTTCGACAGCCATCTTGAATTGTTTTAATTCTGGACTTGCGTACCGTTTAATTTTTCCTGGGTACATTTTGTTCATAGATGGCGGGTATGGAAAGTTTTTGAATGTAAATATCATTATAATGATAATCCTATCGTTAAAAATATCATTATAATGATATTTATAGCCTGTAAGTTAATACCAGGTTGTACTTAGCATGGAATGTCTCTCGACCAATGGCATGTATTTCGGTGTGATGCTTACGACATAAAGCTAGTAAATTTTTTAATTCATCTCCACCACCAGCTCCTCGTGAGACTATGTGATGACAATCCACATTTCCCATCCCACATACCACACAGCGTAGGGTTTTAACAAACTCTACGTTGTTTTTATCTTTCAAGGGAGGGTTCTTGGGAAATTGCATGGCTAAGATACTACTTGGTTTTAGGAATAAGTCTAAAGTTTTCACAGAAAAAGTCGGCAATACCTTGGCATATTATCTCTTCTACATCGGAAGTAAGAGATGTCTGTCCTAGCTTTAATTCATAGTTTATGGCATGTATTAACTCGTGTACAAACGTGTTTTCTTTGTCATATAAATCAAGTGATTTCTCTATGTATATCACTCTTTCTTCTTTATCACATAATCCTTCTGTGCCTATCTCATCATCTAACGGTATGGGAAACTTTTTATATCGTATTTGCCATTTTTTTCCATAGATCATAATGTTTTTGGGTATCTTCATACGAGCTTTCCAATCCATCTTCCCTTTTTGTTTAAGACCATTGGTAGTAACTTAGGGTGACCATTTAAAACAATCACACATCCAAC